CACAACAACAACAACCAACCAACCAACCAACCAACCAACCAACCAACCCAATGATGCCCCGCCGCCCTTACTTCTATTGTAACGCATTGAAGAGGGTGGCGGGGGCTTGTGCCCCGCCAATAGCACACAGCCGCTCTGTCGCCATTTCAACTCCACATGATGAGTTTGACCGGTCTGTCGACAGTCTTTTCGGACACCTCAAAGTCTCAGCGCATCGCCAATACACCATAGAAGTTCTGCACGAATTCAACGAATACGCACCCGGAATCACGAAACCTATGGCTGACCCAATTAACCAGTGTGGACCTTTGCTACGTGATCAGGTCCCCATTGCCACAGGCAATGATTACGAGTCCTTTATGGCCGCTTTCAACAAGCGATGTAATTTTCTGGCAACCGACGACATTGAGGATGACGTCTTCGAAGAGGCTTGCGCACTGATAGATGCCTTGCCTGATATATTCGACGTAGAGTGGGATGAAAACGACCTTGATCGTGAACGGTGGGCTTCAAAGTTTGACCACCACAAGCAGGCTCGTATGGCTGCAGCATTCCACGACATACCCTACGCGGACAGTTCCTATATCGGGACTAAAGATCTCTCAGTCAAGCAAGAGATCCTGTTGAAACGCAACGACAAATCGTTTGCCCCTCGCGTCATTTATGCGGGCAACGACGTTTTCAACACTGTCACTGGCCCTGCTTCCATGATCGCAATGGAACGCATCGACCAGCTTTTAAGCCAACATACCTTTGGTGATGTCCATTTCATCACAGCTTATAAGCGAAACGACGTTCAACTAGCGAAACACCTGACAAACGACCCTTCTCTAACTTTTACAGCTGAAGGTGACTACTCCGCCAACGATCGTGAACAGCGCAACCGTGTTCACTTGTTGTATGATCGCGCTTTGGAGAAAGTGCGCATGCCGGAGTGGTTCAGGACACTCTTGAAGGAACTAGAACGATTCAAAGTGCAGTCTAGATCCTTCGGCCTAAAGGCAATCATCGCAAACCAACTGCCCACCGGCACAACTAGTACCACACCGCGCAATAGCTGGTACAATGCCGTCATGTTTGCCACTGTTTGCCGTCGTCAGAAGCTCCGGGGTGTTGCCGTCATCCTGGGCGACGACCTGCTTGGTCGTCTTAACCTACCTATCGATCTGCCAACATGGGTGTCCGACGTGGCACGCTTTCGAATGGTTTTAAAAGCAGCTTCTCCCGAACTCAATTGTCATGCCACCTTCTTGTCCAAGCGGTTATTTGCCAACTTGGAAGTGCCTTGCATGGTCCCGCTCGTCGGTAAGGCCATAGCCCGCTTCAACGCACGCGGAATACATTGTGACGCAGTATCCCCCTCCCAGTACATGGCAGGTAAAGCTCTCTCTTACGCGTACGAATTCCGCCACGTTCCATTCCTTTGCTCATATTTTCTTCAGCGGTTCGAAATGGAAGACCGCACCAAGGTGCGGTTAGACGATTTGACTTGGCACGCCCGCACTTCTGGCGTGTCACTTGACAACATAGCCAAATCCATAACTGAAGAAACGGTCACTATATCTGACGATGATTTCCGTGACTGGATGATGGAAGCGTATGGAGTCGGGCTGTCCGACCTCTCAGAATTGTGTGAAATGGTCCTGCTCAAGTCCAACCTTGAGCTTGTAACCCATCCGGCTGTTGACGGCCTTTCGCGGGACTGGTAACCGCATCATGCCAACAACATATTGGTGCTACAGTGTGTAAATCACGAAGGGGTAGCAAAGTCCCTGCACTCGGGCTGACCACCAAACAGTATACTGGTAACGGTCTAG